TCATATAATCACTCTCAATCTTTTTAATATCGACATTTTTATCATCTCCTCCAACCCAAAGTTTTACATTACTTAAAGTTGGTTCACGACCTTGTGCAATAATTTCTTTTGTTGGATTTGTATCACTATTTAATTCTGCATGACGATTAACATCTTTATTTAAATATGTACCAGCAATACCAGTTTGTGTTCTTTCAACTGTTACATCACGTTCATTTGGATATGCAACATAACCTAAGGTATTGTAATCTTTGTTTCCTGGAACAATACTTTTAACATTGTGTTCAGTATCTGATTTTAGTTGTTGTTTTAATCCTCTAAATACTTGTGGTCGTTTTGCTTCACCTGATTTACCGTCTTGAGGAGAGGCAGCACCTAATAAATTTCTATTTAAGAATTGCCTATTAGTGAATGGTAATATTTCTTCAGGTCTTTGACTTGGACCAGTAACTGCAGCAACAGAAACCAGATTTCTTTTTGGACTATTTTTATAATCACGATATGGTCTATTTTTATCAACTAGTCCTTGAATACCACGATGATCGATATGTTTTCCTGTAATAATACGACCTTCATATGTATTTTTAGGATTAGTTAATGTTCTTAAAGTATCAATACTTCTAGTTTTTGCAATTGCCAAATCAATTTCACGATTTAATTCACTTTTTGCATCTATAGGTTGTATTTTTTCTTGTTCGAATGGTAATTCATTTGTTCTATGAGTACCAGCAATATATCTATTTTTATCTGAATTTGGACCATTAAAGTAATTACCATATATATTATCTGGTGCTGGTTCAAAAAATTGCGGTTGTTCGCGTTTACCTCCATAATTAAGGGCATGCTGTCCACCTTGATGTGCTTGTAATCCATAATTTTCTTGTAAATTAATAGGCGGTGGTGTAGATCCTTTAAAATATGGTACACTTGATATACCCTGATCATTTGTTAAAAAACTATTTTTGCTAACATATCCATCTAGTGCTTGACTATATACATATTCTTTACCTTGAGTTTCACGATTTGTTTCATTAATATCAATTGGTTTTAAAGGTTCATCATAATACTTATCACGTTCTCCAACATTTAAATTACCTCTTCTGTGTTCATTATTATATGTTTGCGTATTGTCTACTATAGTAGAGTCAGTTTGCATTTTATCAATTATATCTTGAGCAAGTGTTTTTTCTACCTTTTTAGATTCACTATAATTATTTTGATCATATACAGTTGAGTGAGTGGGTGTATTTATATTTGGATGTATTTCTGGATGTGCTTCATCTCTATTTGAATTATTTGCTAAATATCCTATTCCAACTAATCCCATTAATATAGCAGTTTCCATTATATTATACTATTATATAAAATATTTAAAAATATAAATTAAACAATTAATTAATTAATTAATTTTCTGTATTGCATCTTTTAGAATAGTCAATATTTCTCATAATCTGTCTTGTTGGTAATCCACCCCTAACCCATGTTCGTTCACTATCTTCAGGTATAATATGATCAGTATTTTGAATGTTTTCTCTTAATTTTTTAATCATAGGAGTGTAATAATGTGTTAGTAAAGATTTACCAGTTAACACATTACAAGGTCTTTTCAAATCAGTTTTTTCACCTGGCATTAAAACAGATTCAACATCAACATCATATAAACCTCTAATATACGGTGTGGTTAAAGTTAATCTTTGAGTTAATTGATTGATTGTATTCTTATTTGTTAGTTCTTCAAACTTTAAATAACTGTTTGGATCAATCAAACATCCATTTTTACCACCTTCATGACCTGCATTAAAATTAATACCAGGTTGACTAGTTTGAACATCTCTTGCCTTTAATTGTCCACAATCATCAGGAATAAAATTAGCAAGTTCATGAGCACCGACTCTCATTGATTGTTCAGTACTTAATTCATCATACTTAAATTTACTAATAGCAAATAATTGTTCATAATCACTTGGAGGAGTGAACTCATTATTTTGACTAATATCAATATGAGGTAATTGTTCAGCAATAGTTCCCATTATATTAAAGAAATATATTTTATTTTTGATGATTAAATAATTAAGGAGAAGGTGGTGGAACATCTCCACTATTTCTATTTAATCTAGGATGTAAATTATTTGCACATTGTAAACCATTACCTTCTTTACAGGTAGGTGGGGTCATATAACACCATTTCGCAAATTCAGTTTGCTTATTCATTGCTTCTGTATTTGGCATTGTATACCATTGTCTTTGTGAATTATTACGACCAAATAAATCATCACTATCCGTATACAATCCATCATTCCATTTATCTTCAACCACCTTTTCAACACCAGGATTGTCATAAGTAGGAATTGCCCGTTTATCATCATATAAATCAAATACATTCATATTCATCATTGGATTATCAACATCTGGTTTTCTAAAAACATCATCATTGATCTCTTCAATCATTTTACTTACTTTTTCTAATTTTTCATGTTCTCGAACATTTTTTGAATTGACCATTGCTGTATTTTCACGTCCTTTTTTATTTGTTTTATTTAAAAATACAGTTATCACAACTGTTATAAATGGTAAACATAAAACATTTTTATCATTCTTTAAAATATATAATAAAATTCCATAATAAATTGTGAATCTTAAAATTGCATTTAATTTACGATTAAAATCATAACTTTTTAAAGGGATTATTTCCAATAAATAATTTTTATTGAACAATATAGAAATATCATTGAACCAAAATGGAGTGCTCATATTATATTAAAGAAATATATTTTTATTAACATTTATTCAGTTTTTTGAACTTTCACATTTTCCACCTTTTCTTTCGGTTTAGTTTCACTCACTTGTATCTTTTTTTCTTGAACTTTCTTTTGTAATCTTGCCTGGGTTTTATTTTTTGGAACAATATTTGGAGTATCATCTTCATCTAGTTTATTGACTCTAACTGATTGATTCTTTTTTGCAGTTGATTCTGTTGATTCCATTTCTTGTTGCATTCGTTGAATATCTGGATTATTCATCATATTTTGAAATATTGGATTATCTGAAAAATTACCACACATTTTTTGTGCTTCTTGAGACAAAGACTCTTCAGTTAATTCACCAGATGACATTTTTTCTTGAACTTTACTATTTATATTTTGAAACAAATTCATAAAATTACCAGGATTCATGACATTTTTCATAACACTTTCCATATCACCTGTATCAGCACTACCAACCATACTATTAATATCCATACCCTCTGCTATTTCTTTTGCTAGTTTGCCAATTTCGGTATTTTGAAATATCCCATTCATTTGATTCAGGTCTGGCATGCTCTGTTGCTGTTTTTCTGCTTCTTCAACTTCACGTAAACTCAATTCATAATTATCTCGTTTAATATCATCAATACTCGATTTTAACTTTTTGATTTTTTTTAGATTTTTCAAATCTGTTTTATTTTTACGATCAATTTCACTAGATTCACCACTTAATAGTTTTTGTAATTCTAGACTTGATTTTAAATTAATATTAATGATACAAAATGTTTGTAAATATTTCCATATATTATTACGATCAATATCTGTAATACTACTTTCAAACATTGCATTTAAATCAATATGGGGAATAATAGTATTTGACAATACTTCCACATCACGATTTTCAATTTTTTTTGTAAAAATATCGATATTTTTCATAAATTGATTTATTGAATCACATTCAGATAATACAAGTGTATCCATTTTTAAAATATCTCGGTATTGGGTTTTGATTGTTTCTGATTCATCAGTATAAACTTCAATTATATCGTTTATCATTTTTTGAAACACGTCAAGCATTTTTGAGTCAAGATCCATATTACTAATAAAATATAATAAATATTTCATATATTTACCGCATTATCTTCCCCGTTCTTGCATCATTCTTGAATAATCATCATCAAATTGTTTTGATTTTTCATTTTTACTTGACATAACCGATTGACTTGGCATTTGATTTGTAGGTTGTTCTAAACTACACGTTTTTGAATCAGCATCACCCTCTAAATATTCAAAACTATCTAATCGAGTATCACTTCCTTCTTCTAAACTACTAAATCCTAAATCACATGATCCACCAATACAAAATCCAGGTAATTCTAAATCACCTTGATCTTGTGGTTTCATATCAGGTCCATCAGACGGTGGTCCATTTAAATCACGCATATTTCCTGGAACCATCATACCATTATTTTGTTGTGGTAGCATTTCTTGAGATTTTTCGGGTGGACTCGGACTTGAACTTTTTTTGCCAGATTTTTGCTCAACTAAATAATTGATATACTTAAAAAGTTCAACTCCAGGCAATATTTTTACACCTTCAATAACCATACAAGGTACACTCTTAACTATTTTAGGAAATTCTTTTGTATCAACATCAATAACTGGTATTCGAATTGAATCGCGATTTTTATGTAGTAAAACTAACAATTCATGGCAATGTTCACAACGACGACTGATATATATGATTCCATCCATTATTTTTATTATGATATTTAAATGTAATTATTTAAACATAAAATTTGAAATAAATATAAATATTACTAATAATAAAAATGGCAACACACGGAGATTTTGGTGTAAAAATACTTAAATCTAAAGAATCGGATAAACGAAATTCTATATTTGATTTAGTGGGTGATGTGAACTATGGATTAGATAAAAGTATAGTTAATGGAATAAGACGAACATTATTAACTGATATAAACACTATTGCTATTAATGAAGATGATATTGCAATAAATACAAATCATGGTGGATTACATAATGAATTCTTAAAACACAGAATATCATTGATTCCTTTGTATATTGATCCGAAAGATTATCACAGACAATATTTATTTGTACTAAAAGTAAAAGTATCTGATGATGAACCATTGGTTAAAGTTACTGCAGATAAATTCAATATTTATAAACTTAAACCTGAAAATGAAAGACTTTATCAAAAACAAAAAGATATGGAATATATAAATGATGACGAAAATCTTTTATTAAAATTGTCTAATGGTGTTGATACTAGTTATTATAATTTAGATCATCCTATTTCTGATACTGATAAAAAGAAAATTTTTCGTCCATTCGTTTTCAATAAAACTGAAAATTACTTCTCGATTACAGAATTAAAAAATACAAATTCAGTTGAAGAAAATGAAGAAATAGAATTATATTGTATACCTTCTATTGGTACATCTAGAGAACATAGTCGTTTTAATAATTTACCTACAGTAACATATTCCTTTAAACGAGACAAAAAACAATTTGAAAGAGTTGTTGCAGATAAATTAGTTATTGAAAAAATTAAACCAGCAAACACAGAATCTTTTACTCGCAGTTTAGAATTAAGTGAAGGTGAAAGATATTATTTTAGAGACGCACGGAATGAACCTTATCATTATATATTTAAATTAACAAGTAATCATTATTATCCTTCTGAAATTGTATTTGTTCAAGCAACTGAACTACTCATTGGTAGATTTATGGATATTGTTGATAATTTAAGAAAAATTATATCAAAACCAGATGAATCTAGATTTTCAATTGAAAGATTAAAACGTGATACTACATTTAAAATCGTTATGTTAAGAGAAGATGATACAACAGGTAATATGATTCAAGCACAAGCAGTGAACCATCATCTCAATTCTAAATCTTATATTGAATTAGTTGGATATAAAAAACCACACCCATTAACCGATTTAATATTCATGAATATTATGGTAAAACCAAATAGTTATAGTGAAGATCAAAAAAAAACAGAAATTATACAATTTTTAATAATAGTTGTTGATGATATAATTGAAATATTGAAAAAAATAAGCAATAAAGCAAACACAACTTTATAAATAGTATTTTAAAACAAATACAAGACGTTCAGTAGATAATGATTCAATATATTTTTTTATTACAAGTTTTGTCGTGTTTTGTTTAGTTCTTAAATAATTTCCATGCACATCATAAATTAAAGGTCTTAATTGAAAATCACAGTCATCTCTTTTTAATGTTCTATGTATATGAACACTTTTATATGAATCATGTAATGAAACGATCAATTTATCAAATGCATTTTCATATTCATCAAACTTTTTTTTATATTCTGGATAAAATCTCAAAAAATCAGATATTTTATTTTGTTTTCTCAAATCTACAAAATTATATAATGGATTGTTTGAATTAACATTCAATGATTCAACATGTGAAAATAATTCATTAATATAATTATATCTTTTTCCATTTCTTTTAGCTGTAATTCCTTTCCAACTAAATGTATTAAAATTCTCAACATTTAAATTTACTATCGTTTCATGTAAATCAACGGTTTGAATAAGTGGAATCATTGTATCAACTCTTATTTTTTGTAATTTTTTCATATCATAAACTTCAACTAATAATACCTTATTATCTTCAACTATTGATACATTTCTATTATCTCTATGTTTCATTAAAAATGAATAACAATAATCTTTATTTAAATGTTCATAGTTTGTCCAGTCAACACATTCATTAAACATTTCACGAAATGATTTTTGATTATTCCAACGATTATTACAACCAATATCACTACGTGTAGTCATTAACCATTCATTATGATAAAACAAATTTATCATAGTTCCATCATGTAATTCTTCAACTTCACAATCATCAGTTAATTCAAAATCAGATACAACTAATGGTTCTGCTTTGCAAGGGGGAATCATCTTTAATCTATTTGTCGATAAATCAACTATTGCTCCTCTACAATAGCGTTCATATGAATCTGTATTTATCTGTTTATCATATGGATACTTTATTAGTAATAGATTGTATCGTCCAAATCTTTTTGTTTTAAATCCATCGTTTTTTAATTTTTCTATATAATCAGAATTGTCTGATATAAAAGATTGTAATTCCATTTTATTTAAAGTTCTTTTTATAATTTTAAGTATTAAAACATTTATTTACGAAATATTTAGGAATGAAACAATTGATATATCTTCCATAATGATTAAGTAATCCAATTGGTTCTAAATTATTAATTATTTCCGTATATACATTTATTTCTCTTTCACAATTATTTTTTATATTATTGTTTTCTCGTTGTAAACTATAAACAAAATATGATTGTAATAATACACCAACAGATATTATTATTCCCATAACACGGACTACTAATAATAAATTAGGATGTGTTCTAAAAACAGTTTGAACTCTAGATAGTGGATTAATTTGTGTTGATATATTGATTAATCGATATTTTTCATTTCTATATTCAAAATATTCTATTTTTTGTCTACATAAAGGACAATCATCATTTCCTCTATTTAACCATGTATCTAAACAACTTTTACAAAATATGTGTCCACAATTATTAGTACACTTATCGAGGTCTTCAATTTCTTCATTTAAACAAATACTACATTCAACCATAATATATATATTTATTATTTAAAATATCGTTAAATAATATATTTAATAATATAATGGAAGATGAATCAACAGGTATTGTATTTGATCGTAATATAGGATTAGATGATTTATTACTAATATATTTCGAAGATGATACAAGTTTATTAGGTAATATTTCTAGCATAGATGATGAAACAGTAACAATAAATGAAAGAAAATTAAATATAGATTCAAGTAATCACGTTTTATTGAAAACAGATGAATATCAAATAACTGATATTGAATTATTAAGAGAAATAGATATGAAACAATTGGATGATGCAACAAATGATATAGTTGATAATGATGTTCATCCTAAAATTGAAACTGAAATAGTCGAAGATAGTGATAAAATTTATACATTAAATGAAAGAGCAGAAGATTTAATGTCAGTATTGATACGTTCATTTGAAGCACATGATAAAAAATATTTGATTGAAAATATATCTGATATAGTATCTGAAATTAAATCTATATTTAATAGTGAAAATTTTGATATTTTACAAACTATTGATAAAAATAAGTTCAAAGAAATTCAAAATTTTATTAAAAATAAACAATTACCTGAATGGTTAATACCTGTTACAAACGAAAAAAACCGTCTATATTTAAGTGAATCGAATGATGATCCAGAAACGGATGATTATGTGGGTGTTGATTATGAATCTGAAATGGAACGATTATCTGAAGAACTGGATGATTCAAAACAAGATTATAAAACACGTATGAATATATTATATAAAAATAGTCTTTCTCCATTGCGATTAAATGATACAATAGAAGATGGATATAGGATTCATCGATATAATCGTGATTTTTTGAGAGATTGTTTATTAAATCCAACATGCACGGGAGTTGAAATAGAAAGTATACCATTTAATCCACCATCCGTTTCAATTGGAAATAAATATAGAATTGATGTTAGACGTAATCGCAAATCATTAAATATACCAATAGTTGAAAAAAGAAAAAATATAATAACAAAAATAATAGATGATAAACATTTAAATATCACTGGATTGTTATTATTAAGTGATTCATGTTATTCAAAAATAAATATGTACAGTAACGTTTTAACACTTGCAGAAAAATGTGTTTTGCAATATAATATTAGAACAAATATAAGAACTAGATATAAAAAATGTTTCTCTAAAAGTTTCAAAACAATACACATGAATGATATAGATAAACCATCTAATTATTATAAACCAAATACAACATATTTATATTCAATTGATGACACGATTGATACAAATAAAATGAATGAATATTTACAAAATTATATACCAAATGTAGATACTATATTTGAAAATACAAATGACAAAACATTATTTGATTATATGTTTAATTTTACTGATTTTTCAAAGATTTTCATAAAATACAATTTAACAGTTCATAATATTTCATCTGAAGTAAAACAAAAATTAATAAAAATATTAGAATCGAATAAAAAAAAATATACAGAGTGGTATTCAAAAAATTATAAACAATATGTTTATAAAAAATATGATGTGGTAATAAAACAAAATACACCATTAGAGACAATTCAAATGGTTAAACGATACATAGATAATGAATTAAATATAGTTAAACGTAATTATTATTTACAAAAATTTATAGATAGATTTACAATTAAACCCGATGAATCAGAATCAAATCAATTGTGGTTATTAAATAGATTTGATAATACACGATTATTATGTAAACATTATTTGTATTCTGTAAATATATTAACTGATAATACTGCATATAAAACTATGATTGCTGAATATGGAGATACACCACACGATGGATATATATATTGTAAAAATTGTGGAGAATTTTTATCAAATACAGATTTCTCAGTATTTAGTGGTTTTGATGAAAATGATCGTCCAATTTTTCAAAAATCATTAGAAAAAGAAAATGATGATGAAGTTGAAATAGATATACTAGATATGGATTCATATGAATATTTACAAATAATAAGTGATACAATAAATGTTAAATTAACTGAAAGTGATATCATAAAAATTGATGATATTTATAAATCATTTAATAATGATGTGATGATTGAAATAAGATACCAAATGGTTGATATATATCGTTATCACCAATTAATACAAGAATCAAAATTAGATAAGAAAAAATTAGCAGGAATAATTAAAACTATAAATCGTTTTATAGGTTTAACCATTTGTGTATTAATATTTATACAAACATCTACACAACCATATAGAATTAAAACAAAATTAGAATTACTAGAGTTAACAACTAATGATTATAATACTCTAAATATTAGAAAAATAATCAATACAGATACAATTGATAAATTAATTAGTGTTTTTTATAAATCAATATATAAAAGACACAAAAATACGACGCTTGGAAAAAGCATTGCAATATATAGAAGTGAAATAGGTAATCCAAATATAACTAGTCCAATAGATCAGTTTAAAAATCTAGTTTGTTATATTGTTTCTCCTGTGTTCCCAAGTGTATTAGAAAGAATTGAAACATATAGAGAATATGTTGGAATATCCGGCAATCGTTATATTAAAAATTATTGGACCACATATAGACCTTTACCAACTAATGACACTATACGTTCTATAAATCGCGTATTAAGTGAGAATCGTAGTGAAAATGAAAGATATTTTAGGAGACAAAGAGGTATTTTGCAATTAGAAAATATATCAATCATTCAAACCGTAGAATCATATAGCAAAACACGTTTATTTGAAATATTTGATATAACAAATAATGAACTATTGACAAATACATCATTTTTAAAAATATTCAAATATGTTGTTGGATTATATGGAAAAATCAAATCAAATGATTTTTTCAATTTAACTGTTGCAGAATGTATTCGAAGTTTAGACGATTCAACAGTTGGTGGATATTTTAGAGATATTGGTTATAAAAAAGATGAGTTTGCTAGTGATTTAAATTTTACAGATTTACGTGAGGTTGTATTTAAAATAGTTAAACATTACAAAACAACTAAAAATTCGAATATTTTACAACTATTTGTTCATAAAAGTTTTAATAATTTAGATTTGATATTATTAAACTCATTACCTAAAAGGATCTATAGTTATAAACCAG